CAAAAGGTATAACTGTAAAGCCCATATCATCTAAGTTTTGAGTCATTTGCACTGCTCCCCATCTATCAAATGCTATTTCTCTTATATTGTACTTTGTTCCTAATTCCTCTATAAAGTTCTCAATAAATCCATAATGAACTACATTACCTTCAGTGGTTTTAATATAACCTTGTTTCTCCCATACATCATAAGGAACATGATCCCTTCTTACCCTTAACCTTAAATTTTCCTCAGGTATCCAAAAGTAAGGAAGTACAATATATTTATCATCTTCATCCAGTGGAGGGAAAACAAGTACAAAGGCAGTTATATCTATAGAGCTTGAAAGGTCTAAACCGCCATAACATTCCCTACCTATTAACTCATCAGGGTTTACTTTAAAATTACATTCATCCCATTTATCCATCTGCATCCATCTAGTAGATTGTTTCACCCATTGATTAAGTCTTAGCTGTCTAAATAAGTTCTCCTCTGCTGGATTTTCTTTTGCATTATTAAAGGCAATTCTTACTTTTTCTATATCTATTGTATGGTCTAAAGAGGGGTTAGCCTTATACCAATTTCTCTCATCTGTCCAATCATCGTCATCTTTTATTCCATAGATTACGGGATAAAATGTTGGATCAATTTTTCTTCCTTCTATAATATCTATTGCTTTTTGATGTACTTCATAACATATAGAGTTTCTATCTGTACCAGCAGTTGTAATAAGAAAAAACAAAGGCTGAAGCCTTGCATCACCACTTCCCTTAGTCATTACATCAAATAACTCTCTATTAGGCTGAGCATGGAGTTCATCAAATATTACTCCATGAACATTAAGTCCATGTTTTGTGTAAGCTTCAGCTGATAGTACCTGATAGAAACTATTAGTTGGCTTATAAACTAATCTTTTTACTGACATTATTGGCTTTATCCTCTTTTTTAGTGCTGGACATTGATCTACCATTTCTACAGCTACATCAAATACTATAGAAGCCTGCTGTCTATCGGCTGCACAACCATAGACTTCAGCACCCCATTCTCCATCTCCACAGGTTAAATATAAAGCAACTGCTGCAGCTAATTCAGATTTCCCATTCTTTTTAGGTATTTCAATATATGCTGTATTATATTGTCTATAGCCATTTTCTTTAACTGTGCCAAATATATCTTTAATAATTTTATCTTGCCAAGATAGCAAATCAAAAGGTACACCTCTCCATTGCCCTTTGGTATGTTTTAGATTATTTATAAAGTTTACGGCATGTTTCGCTTTTCTCTCATCAAATATTTTAACCACCACCCTTTATAAGCAGTAGTTCCATTGGATCATCGTTTTCAACTGCTCCCTCAACTGAAATTCTGCTTCTTGATGATGGAGTAAGACCAAATTGTTCACAAAATTTATTCATAATCTTAAGGTAAGTTTGGGCTATCGATACCTGTGGCACCTGCTGCCAATAACCTGAAGGAGTTTTTACAATTGTTCCATGCTTAGATATAAATTCTTCAGCTTCCTTCCATCTAGCGTAAGCCTGGCAATATCCAGCAAAAGCAGCCATATCTATTTCTGTTAAAATTCCTAAATGCTCTAATTGTTTAGATAGTCTCTTCCATTCCTTCTTTGCTTCAGGCTCAAGCCATGATGGACATCTTGGTGCTTTCTTTTCAGGTTTAGGTTCATTATTGTTTAATGGTCTTTTTCCTGGATTCCCTTCAAGTTCCTTTATTGCTGTAGGTTTAGGTTTTCTTCCTCTCTGTGTCATAGGTATCACCTCCAATCAAAAAGAGCCCTTTCAGGCTCCTAAAGTTGTTAACAGAATTCTATTTTTTCTTATCTTTAAAACCAATTCCCTTAAAGTTATAATTTCCTTTCCGTACTTCTTCAATTTCTCTATCTCTTGCCTTATTGTAATCCTTATGTTTAGTTTCTTCATCTTTACATTTCATACAAATACAATCCTCATTAAACATGGACATTATTCTTCCATCTTGTAAATCCTTTCCACATCTATCACAATTTTTCTTAGTAAAAAATTTATCCATATAAACACTTCCTTTGCAGTTTTCAATGGGGTTATTGTACTAAGACCCCTTTTAAAATCCCTTACATGGGAGACTGTGGCCTTGACTTTCGTTGTTTTTGCTAATATCAAGAGCTTCTTTGAGATATTTCAAATCAAAGCCAAACTCTCTATAACCCTCTTTTACAGCAGCTAAATAATTCTTGCTTGGCATATTTAAGCTAATTCTATCTTTAATTTTATCCGTCATAATATAAACCATTGCCTTTACTAATTCACCACTATCAAGTTCTACTTCTACATCTTCTTTGTAGTAAAAACTTGGATAACCTTCATATCTATCAAGTGCTACTTCATCGCTAGGTTTTATTTCCCAAATAACTACTGGTACTTCTGAGTTCTTTTTTGACTCTATAGTTAAATAGGCATTGTTTTTACTTCCTCTAAAAAGTAATCTATACCTTTTCAATTTTCCTTTCCCGTATACTTTAGCTGTAGGACAGCGATAACTCATTTGCTTTAAATTCAGATTAGAACCATAAGCTACATATAACCTTTTTTTCATTATTTCTCATCCTCTCTCTCGCCACAGTTCCCCTTGTGTTGGCTTTGTCTTAGGCCCTTGGACCTACCTACCACCTTAAGATGGGTCTCCCCCTCGGTGGTTTAACTATGCGGATTCCTGAAATCTCCAAGCTGCAGAACCTTCTAGGTGTTTGCAAAGATGTTCTCTTGGGTTCTTAAATTCTTCTCCAATGAATCCAATTCTGTTAAGCCATGTTCTCATTGCAAATTTTGGATTTTCAATCTGTGGTTTTTTGCTACTAGCACTTTTTTGTGTTAATGCTTGATTGTTCATAGCTAAGCACAAAAGAATGTAAGTCCTTATTTTCCCTGCGTGAAGTGTTCCGTTAAATCCCCTAAGTTCTACTGTTCCTACTCCATTAAAAAAGCTGTGTAGGTTTAGAAAGTGGTACCTGCTTTCATGGTAATGTCTTCTTCTATTTGAATAATAGCCTTCATACCAGATTTCCTCAATTTCTTCAAATGTTCTTGGCTTTTTCTTGTTCATACTTTCTACTAGCCTTTTGTCCATTTTCTTGCAGTACTTCATTCTTTCTCTTTCTATTTGAAGGCTATCGTAAAGTAAATCATTTCTTGAGTAAATTATGTTTATAAAGTTTCTAAGGCTTCTTGGAGAATGGTCATTTCCATTTAGGTGAATGTGTATCCCTGTACGGTTTTGCTTTTCTGAAAATGCTCCAGTCTTTCTTAAGACTCTTACAATCTCTTGAAGAATTTTTATATCTTGCTCATAGGTCAAGATTGGACTTACTAGTTCTACGCTATATTCTCTTCCTGCTGGAACTTTCTGTCCATTCACTTTTCTTTGGGTAATTATGCTTCCGTCATATACTACTTCCCAAACCCTTCCATCTGGTGAGGTTACTTTGTAATCTGCACCATTCTTTTCCATTCTACCTTCTAAATATTCAGCTATAACTTTTGCTGCCTTCTGCCTTGTAATTCCTGTAAATTCAATTTCAATCCCAAAGTTCTTCGAAAGCATTTATTTTCCTCCTTTTGGTGTGTTTTTCGTTACATACATATATCACTCTAAAGGAGATAAATAGCAAGTACTATTTTTTAAATAAACACAGTATTTTACAGTACTTCAACATATTCAGATATAATTGCTAAAGCTTCAATATAGCTTCTAGAATTAATGATTCTCTCTATCATTTCCTTTGCTTCTTCCTCCATACCTGTTTCTTTTAAAGTTTTAGAAGCAATACTCATTAAGTTAAAAATATTTCCATCCTCTCCGATTAACTTGCATTTAGGCTTCATAACCTTCACCTGGCTTTCTAAAGGCTCCATTTCCACTTAAGTTTTGAAGCAATAATTTTCTAGTACTTTTATACTCATTACCTGTCATTCCAAGTCTTATGAGCCATGTTCTAAAAGCATATTTTTCATTATCTGTATTAATTGGCTTTGCTGATGCATACTTAAGCTGCTTAGCTGTGTTATTTAATAGGCTAAAGAACTTTGTAATTTCACCTATTTCTTCAGGTACTAATCCTTGTTTCTTTATAATAAAAGTTATTGTATCCTCATTAAAACTTATTCCTTTGCAGTTTTCTCTCCCTAGTTCTTCCAGGATATATAAGAAGTCTTTTGTAGTTTCAAAATCAATGTTATTTATTGCACTTATAAAGTATTCTTCTACAAAATTATCCTCAACTCCAAGTGCTTTTTTAATTAAAAATTGTCTACTATAAATCATGTTCACTAGATTTTTCAAAGTTGACCCAGTATGATCTTTCATTGGTAAGGCGATCTCTAAATCAGTAGTTTCTAAATTATTGCTTATGATGGCTTCTAAATTCACTTCATCACCTGATTCGTTTATTATCTTCCCATCCCTACCAACAGTATAATCTCCAACTTGGTATGCGAAGCTTGGTGCTCCAAGGTACTTAGGTTTTATTCCTAGATACTCACCTAATCTTTTTACAATTTCTTTTCTTTCCATAAAAATCCCTCCAAGTAATGTAGTTAGTCTATATATCACTCAAAGAGATGTATTAAGCAAGTTATTTTTAAGATATGCTCGAGGGTTTATTCGAAAGAAAAATTAAAATGCCACACAGGGCAAACTGCGGGGCCATATTTTAGCTATATTTTATAACTTCACTATATTTTAGCTTTTTACCATCTCTAATTAAATAAATATCTTTATCAGTTCCAACTTGCTCTATATACCTTTTAATGATAACATCTGTGTATTTTTCATCTAATTCTATGCTATAGCAAATCCTGTTTGTTTGCTCACAGGCAATCAATGTAGACCCACTACCTCCAAAAGGATCTAGTACTATACAGTTACTCATACGACTATTTTGTATTGGATAAGCACATAAG